CCCGTGGCCTCTCTTCTTGCCTGAGCAAGCGCACTTTCGTGCTTGTTTTTCAAAACCCTTGATCCGAGGTTTTCATGTCAATAACTTTTACTGCTACTCAAACAATGCGTCTGTATTTTGCTTGTGAGGATTTGCATTGCACTTTCCCCGGTGCGTCGGAAGACGCTCTAGAGATTCGTGTGATGTTCTTCGCTTTCAAGCGTAGATACGACGATTATCGTCGGGGTAACTGTAAACTTGCTGAGGTGCGAAAGCACCTTAACAAATTGACACGAGCCCTGGATACCTTTTCACCATACGAAGTTATTTCTTACGGTGGATCGATTTAGGTTTTGCGGGTACTTTCTCTTCCAGTCTGTGAAGACTTGAATCAGAACGGGTACGAGGTTGCATCCTTTAGCTTCACATGGACTTTAGGAATCCATGGCCTATCCTCTCTTTGAGCGTATCCTCACCCTTCTTGTCTCAGATGGACTATCAATCATGGTATTAAAAACCAAACGGACTTCTCCGTTTCCAAGGCATCGCGAATCTAACGAGCTCACGACCATCACGGTCAAAGAGCAAGGCCGCCAAACGTCTTGTGCCGCTCCTAATTGGAGTGACACAGGATATGTTGGTAGCTTGAACGTTGGATCGTATCGCCTAATGGATGATTGGGTTGTACCTGGTTTTCGTCAGCGCGTAGCGAAGGGAGAAGTTTTCTTCAACCCCGTTATGCGTCGTGTTGACCAGTACAGCGACTTGGGCGGTACAGGGTATTTGATACGTAACACAGCTTTCCAATCTTGTTCTGCTCCGGTTTTCTTCCCGGAGTATCAATTCGTTGGAAATTTGTGCGTAGCAATTGCCCGTAAAGCCTCAGTCGGCGGTTTCTCCGTTCCGGAGATTCTGCCTGGCATCGATGATGAGACTCAAATTGAGCCTCTTCGTCGAGAGCTGTCCACGAGAGTGTATTCCGAAAGAGGGAGATCTGAGAGTAATCTCTTTGAAACCCTCGCGGAATATGATCAGGCTGTTGGGATGTTCCACCGCCCACTTGGTCGATTACACAACTTTTTAGATAAAGTTGAAGGAGTCGCGGGTGTTAAGCGGAAAGCTGGTGTGCTAGTTTCTGGCGCATCATCTTTATGGCTTCAGTACCGGTATGGGCTCCGCCCTATCGTTTCTGACATTGCGAATATCGCAGAAGGCCTCAAGAAATTGCATGATCGGCGACGGCAGACTACTCGTGCAAATGGAGCTGTTAGTTCCACGCGCCAGTATTCTTACTCAACTTATTTGGGTATCTTGAAGGTTGATTTCGTGGTTAATTCCACTGCTTCAATCCGTTTAAGAGCTATGGCCCTAGACGATTTTGAGTCGTCGCAAGCCTTTGACATAGGGTTCTCCCCCAAAGGAATAATTACTCTTCCTTGGGAGTTAATCCCCTATTCGTTCGTCGCCGACTGGTTCTTGAACATCGGTGATTACATCGGTGCTCTCGTTCCTGCAATTGGGTGGAATTTGCTTGGTGATGCGCTTAGTCAAGTGACTCAGACGGTTTCCATTACGAAAATCGTAGGTGCCACATTGACAAGTAGCAGTTATGCACTCATCACTCCCCCTACCGGAGGTTTGATGGGTGTCAGAACTGTGCAAACCAGGCAGCCTCTGTCTCAGCCCAGCTTAGTTATCAAAAACGATTTTCGTTTCGATAACATTGTCCGGGTCATAGACTCTCTCACCCTCGCGTCTCAACGCATGGGTGTCTTCCGGTAAACAACTGTTCTGTTAAGGAACTTTTCATGTCTCTCGTTTTCAACGCAAAGACCTACAACGCTGATTCGTATCAGAAGGATCAGATTGGGTACATTGGGGTGCTGAAGACCGTCTCAGTAAAAGACGATCTGAAGCTTTCCCGTACCCAGCCGAAGCCGACTGATATCTTCAGCGGACTAGGTCGGACGCAAGCCAAACTCACTCGTACTCTCGCCCTCACGGGCGCGAAGACGACGGCGGGCGATATCATTCTCACGATTGATGTCGCAGTTCCGGTGGGGTACCTGGCAGCTGACGTGGACGCTGTTCTCAACGATATGGGCGCACTTCTTGCAGGTGCGAACTTCAAGACCCATGTGAAGTCTCAACAGGTTACCTTCTAAAAGGGGTTTCCCCTCTAGGAAGGTTGTTTATTGATGTTTCGCATGATCTTGGCGATAATAGTTTTACTGCTATTATCACTCGTTGCTTTAGGTCTGATTTAGATTTTCAGACCTATCTAGGAGTTTACGTGATGTATACCCCTCAGCGCTTCCATCTTCACAAAGTGAAGAAAGCACTTTCCGATAAAGCTGACTTGTTTTACAAGCAGTTTATGATCGGTGTTGTAGAAACCAACCCTTTACTTCCTAGCTCTCTTGCTGACCTTATTAGGTCAGATAATTGGGCTGAGTTGTGGAGGGTGACTGATATTCTCTCTACACAGTTGTATGAGAGTGCTGCAATGCATTTCGCAGCAAATCAGTTTAGTCATTTAGTTAAGAAGTATCCATTCAAAAAGGGATTTCTCCCTTTTGACCCGGAGCAAAATGCTCTTGACCTTTTTGCACAAACCGAAAGGCGTGTGAAGAGGTTAAACATTAAGCACGGAATTCTCAGTATAGATCGATCTCGCGATCGATTTGGAAAGGAATTTGGAATTGCGCGTAATTGGATCAGAACTGTTATTGGTTCTGTCCCTAATTACAAGCATATCTTCTCGGCCTGTGACTTTGGTCCAGGTGCTTCGATTGGTACTCACGGGGATGCAACAAATTTCGCCCAGAAATGGAGCGGAGTTTGGTCAGTGAGTGTTGGTTGCATCCACCACGGTTTCGGCGGTATACTGAATAACGACCATCTTCTCCTGAGCTTGCTCAAGGAAGAGAATCGCCGTTTCGTATGCCTCGATCCTGTGCTTGGTTTTTCCAAGTACGTGGATCGAATCGAAATCGTGGGCTACAACAAAATTAGCCTTGTTCCGAAGACTGCGAAAATCCTTAGGACTATCGCAGTCGAGCCATTGCTAAATGGTTTTGTCCAGAAAGGTATCGACGCAATACTTCGCAAGAAGTTACTGCGTTTTGGTATCAATCTGGCTGACCAGGGAAGGAATCAAGAGCTTGCCCGTTTGGGCTCGCTTCAAGATTCTGACGATTCATTTGTCACAATCGATTTGAAATCTGCTTCAGATTCTATCTCGAAAGTGCTTGTGCGTCGTCTTCTTCCCGAAGCCTGGTACAGTCTGCTCGACCGTACTAGGAGTCATGCTTACAAAATCGGTGATAAAGTTGTTCCTTATCACAAGTTTTGTAGTATGGGCAATGGCTTTTGCTTTCCCTTGGAAACCCTAATCTTCAGTTCCGCGTGTATTGCTGTTGGCGCCGGAGTTCCCTTCAAAGACTTCGCAGTCTATGGAGATGACATCGTCGTTCATAAGCAATATGCGGGCAAGGTTTTAGCCTTGTTAAAGCACTGGGGTTTCTCGCATAATCCGGAGAAGACCTTCCTTGAGGGTCCTTTCCGTGAATCTTGTGGGAAAGACTATTTCGGTGGCCGGGACGTTCGTCCCTACACTCTTGATGAGAGATTTGACTCAGTTGAGTCTCTTTTCAAGTTCCTTAACCTCACGCGGAATTCCACGTTCAAAGAAATGTTCTTTAGTGGCGTTCGTGAGCTTGTTGTGAAGCAAGTTCCAGTTGATTTTCGGTTCTTCAGACCCTTCCAAGGGAATGTCGATACGGGAATCGATTCAAGTGGGGATGAACATCTTTACAGCTCCAATTGCGTCCGAAAGGATCGCAGGTGGGTCTGGAGAGAGTTCATTCATAGTGTGATTCAAGACCGAAACGGTTTAGATCACATAATGGAAGATGGCCACTTGGCCATGTGTGTAGCTCTTAGGGGAGCAACTTCTGTGAACTTCGGTTTACATAAGGGATCTCCTGAAGTGGTCGTGCGTAATCGTACGCACACGGGGGTGACCCGAAAGGGTTACTCGTCAACCAGTAATTGGTTGCCGACTATGCGG